AGAGATATGGTGGCGCATGAAAGAGTGGCTTGAGAGCGGAGGGCAACTGCCAGATATGCGCGACTTGAGCGATGACCTCTGCGTACCCGAGTATTACTACACGCCGTCTGGCAAGATGGCTCTCGAAAGGAAAGAGGATATTAAGAAAAGGGGCTTTCCAAGCCCTGACAGGGCTGATGCCCTTGCCATGACCTTCGCATACGCGGTGCAGTCCAAAGCTATGAGCGGTTCAAGGGGACAGCCTGCGAAGGTAAAGACGAAATATGACATTTTCAACAGGAAAAAAAGGAGGAATTAGCATGTGTTTCCCAGAACCTGATGTAAAAACGCCCGAAATGCCTGTGCAGGAGGGCGCGGATGAGGTAAAGAGCGGTGCTTTCAAGCAGAATAAGAAGCGCAGGGGATACCAAAGCACACTTCTCACAGGGGGAACCTTAGGAGGGGTGGGTACTGACATGGCGGGAGAGTCGAAAAAGCGGCTCCTCGGTGAGTAAACCGTTATGCCGTTCCCTATAACATTACAGGAGGCAGAACGGCGTTCTGCGAGCATGATTGCGGAAAGGGAGTCATGGATTCCAGAGTGGGAGGACATCAGGAATTATATGCTCCCGTACCACGGCAGGTTTTCGGATGACAGACCCAACGACGGGCAGAGAAAAGACCAGCGGATTATACAGGATGTAGCCAAAGCTTCGCTCCGCGTGCTTTCCGCAGGGCTTCTGTCAGGGCTTACGTCACCGTCAAGGCCGTGGTTCAAGTTGAACATACCGAATCCACTTCTGTCCGAGAGCAAGCCAGCGCGTTCATGGCTCGATGAAGTCGAGAGGCGCATGTACTCCGTGTTTGCCGCAAGCAACCTGTACTCTGAATTACAGAAGATGTACGTGGAGCTTGGAGGATTCGGCACGGCATGTGCCATTGTTTCAAAGGACTATGAGGATGTTATCCGTCTGCGCACTTTCACGATAGGCGAGTATGCGCTTGCGCTGAACGATTCGCTCAAGGTCGATACCATGTACCGCGACTTTCAGATGACGGCACGCCAGATTGAACAGAGGTTCGGTCGTGACAACTGTTCCGATGCGGTCAAGTCAAGTATTGAAAACGGCAGGAGTGAAACGTGGTTCACTGTCCGGCATTTGATATGCCCGAACCCTGATATCAAGCCGGGCAGACGTGACGTATCCGGTAAGAAGTTTATATCCGTCTACTGGGAAAGGGGCGCGAGGACAGACGTAAACGACGGATTCCTTGAGGTGCTTGGCTATGACAACTTCCCAGTGCTTGCACCCAGATGGGAAGTCGTGAGCAACGACATCTACGGCAGGGGTCCAGGATGGGACTGCCGCGGTGATGTCAAGATGGTACAGGACATGAGGGCTGACAGCATGGAGGCCCTTGATAAGATGATAGACCCGCCGATACTGCTCCCTGCTTCGATGAGGAACGAGGATATAGACCTTACGCCGGGCGGCGTTACATTCGTGCCGTCAAACGAGGGCATGACAGGAGCGCACCCTGCGTTCAACGTAGCGGTGGACATGACGAAGCTTGAGTACAGCATAGAGTCCGCTGTGTCAAGGATTCGCACGGCTTTCTATGTCGATACTTTCCTTATGCTGCAACAGGTTGCGGACAAGACAAAGACGGCATATGAGGTCGCAGAACTTACGCGCGAGAAGATGCTTATGCTGGGTCCGGCAATAGAACAGCAGGAGGAAACGCTTCTCAAGCCAATCATAGAACGTACCTTTGAAATTATGAATGACGCAGGGCTTATCCCCGACCCGCCGGAAGAAATGCAGGGCCAGTCGATAGACATAGAGTATGTAAGCATACTTGCGCAGGCTCAGAAAGCAGTAGCCACGTCAGGCATGAGGGAATGGATAAGCATAGTCACCGAGCTTTCGGCGGCGTTCCCGGAAATGCGGCTCAAGGTCAATCCGACTGAGTTTGTCGATGAGTACGGCAAACTGCTTGGCATATCTGCAAAACTTATCAATTCGGATGAGGAGGTCGCGGAGGCTCAGGCGAAAGAACGCCAGATGATGCAGACTCAACAGGCTATGGCTATGGCACAGCAGGGCGCGCAGACAGCCAAAACTATGTCGCAGGCACGCATTGACGACAAGACTAACGTTCTTGCGGAACTATTCGGAGAGGCGGGAGTGTAACACTTGAACAGCAAAGACCCCATATCCAAGACGAAAGTCAAGCATATCAGGCGCAGGGAATTAGCGGAAATAAGCGATGTCCTGTCCACAAAATCAGGCAGGATGTTTGTGTGGAGGATACTAGAAAACGCCGGGATATTCCGAAGCTCTATGTCCGACAGTCCAAACTGGACAGCGTTCAGGGAGGGGGCACGCTCTCTGGGACTGAGTATTTACGCGGACATGATGGAGGCTTGCCCTGCAAGATTGACGGAAATGTCAGCCGAGGCTAAAAATCAGAAATTGGAGGATGGAACATATGGCGAGTGACGAACCGAAAGAACCTATAACTACCGAAGAAACGCCGGGGGAACAGGTTACGGAAGTCAAGACCCCGGAACAGAAGTTAGAGGAAACAATAGCTAAGGGAACTGAGGAGGGTACTAAGGAGCCTGATGCCAAAGAGCCTGACGCCAAATCTGATGAAGATAAAGGGCAAGAAAGCAAAGGACTTCCTGACGACTGGACACCGAAGCTCCCGGAAGGGGTGAAGTTAGATGATGGCGCGTTTGCGGAGATACGCTCCACGTTGAAAGACATGGGACTATCTCCCGATAACGCGCAGAAACTTGTCAATTACCAGTTAAAGACTATGGAGGATGCCAGAAAACAGTCGGTGGATAACTGGGAGAAGCAGGTCAAAGAGTGGGAAACAGCCATTAAAGAATCGCCTGATTTCAAGGATGGATTCGAACAGAAACAGGCTGTTGCCGAGGGAGCTTACAAGGAATTTTTCACACCCGAGGAGCGTGAATACCTCACTAAAAGCGGACTGGCAAGCTATCTGTTTCCTGCTATGTACAAGATAGGGAAGAAAGTAGCGGAGCCTGCGACAGTAGACGGCAAGGGATTGCCGCCGAAACGGTTAAGCGGTAATGACCCGCACGAGCGTCTTACGGGACTTTACGGCGGCAATTAAATAAGGAGGAATGTAGATGTCAACAGTAGGAACCAAACTGAATCTGGTTGACCTTGTTTCAAGGCTCGACCCCGACCAGAAAATAGCTCCGATAGCTGAGATACTCGCAGAAACAAACGAGATTCTCGACGATATGGTGTGGAAAGAGGGCAACCTTCCCACAGGACACAGGTACACACGCAGGACCGGGATTCCTTCCCCGACATGGCGTAAGCTCAATCAGGGAGTAGTACCGGGCAAGTCATCGACCGAACAGGAAGATGCCGCCTGCGCGATGCTTGAGGCATACAGCGAGTGCGACAAAGAACTTGCTGACCTCAACGGCAACACCGCGGCTTTCCGTGCTTCTGAGGCAGGGGCACACATCGAGGCTATGTCGCAGGAGTTTGCGGATAAACTGTTTTACGGCAATGTCAATACATCGCCTGAACAGTTTAAGGGACTGGCGAACTACTATAATGCCGCTTCTACCACAAAGACCGCGATAGGCTACAACGTTATCAAGGCTGGCGGTGCAGGCGACGACAACACCTCGATATACCTCGTTGGATGGAGTCCGAGGACAATTTTCGGAGTCTACCCGAAAGGTTCACAGGCAGGGCTGAAATTCGAGGACAAAGGGCAGGTCACGCTCGGCGACGAAACCAATGGCTACTATGAAGGTTATCGCTCACACTTCCAGTGGAAGTGCGGAATTGCTATCCCTGACTGGCGTTATGTAGTGCGTATCGGCAATATCGACGTATCTGCACTTTCAACATTCGGAAGTGGGTCGGATTCCAGTGCCGCACTTATCCGCCTCATGGTGCAGGCATACCACAAGATACCACACATCAATGCATGCAAGCCTGTGTGGTACTGCAACGGCACTGTGAAACAGTGGCTTGACATCATGGCGATGGAGAAAACAAACGTGCGTCTTGGAATCAGCGAGTACGCAGGTCAGGAAATAACCTCTTTCCGCAACATCCCCATCAAGAAATGCGATTCCATCCTTGATTCAGAAACAGTAGTGTCATAAGGAGGTATACGGAATGATACTCGACCACGAACTTGAAATCAGCGACGCTCAGTCAATAACTGGTGCGACAGGCGCAATAGCGGGGAGTAACGTACTCGACCTCGGAATAGCGGGCAAGGACATCCGCGGCGACATCCACATCATCTGCGTGGTAGACACCGTGTTTGATTCCTCTGGTGAAGCGGCAACCCTGACGGTGACTGTCGTTACAGATGACAACGAGGGGCTTAGTTCTGCTACTACCATTTACACCACAGGTTCGATAGCAGAAATCTCGCTTGTAGCAGGTTATCAGGTGTTTGACCTAAATCTCAACAGCCTTGGCAAGAACGTGCTTGAGAGATATATCGGTGTGTCTTATACGGTAGGTACTGAGGCGTTCACGACTGGCAAGGTCAACACTTACGCAGTAATCGACAAGCAGACTGCATAAACGGTGTAGGTCGTGGCTAGATATGTCTGCACTAATGATTGCTTTGACTGTCGCGGAGTCCGACGTTCACCGGGTGATGTAGTCGATTACGACGAAAGCGAACATATCTCAAAATGGTTTACACCCGTGGCAACCGACGGGTCGGCAGTGGAAAAGGTTGCGGCGCAGAGAATGACCGATGCGCCAAATACCCTGTCGGAACTACAGCGTGAAATCGCTGAACCAACGCCTGTTCTGTCAGAACCGGAACAGGCTATCGCCGCAATAAAGCAGGAGAAGCCAAAGACCCCTGCAAAGGCAAAGAGTACAACTGCGTCAAAGAGCAAAACAAAAAAATAACACGTATATGGGGAGGGTAAAACCTCCCCATATTTTTTGGATATGAGCATAGAAAACTTTAAGGAGTGATGTCTATGTCAAGCGTACCTCTTGAACCGTGGAAAATAATGCCCAACGCCACATTCTCGGCAGTGCTTATATGTCTGGATGATGAGGGCAACGAGATAAATATTACAGGATGCAAGGCTAGGATGGACTTCAAAATAACAGCAGGGACAAAGAACCAGCCGTTGTTTTCACTGACTGACACAGACGGGCTTACGTTAGCCGGAGAGGATGCAGTTGTGGGGACTACGACATACCACAACGGCGTAGTCAGGGTGATAGTTACACCGGAAAAGGCCGCGCTTACTGAGGGATTAAAGGGTTGTGCCGACCTGCTCATAAGGTTGTCCGACGATTCTGTGTATAGGGTCTATATCCCGCCTAGGGCGTGGATTGCTCAGGCATCAGTAACCCCGGCAGTATTCTCGTAGGTACTGTCATGTCGCAGATTATCGAAATTATCAATAACACAGTCACGACTCTGGAACAGGGCAAGGTACAGGAAGT